CGCAACAGTTTGACGAGCATAGGATGTGCCTGAGCACTCAGTACCGCCACCACCTTCGCCAGGAGCAACAGTGTAAAGCGCAACATACCATGCGCTCGGACGAGTTGCCGCGTTTGCAGTAAACATCCAGTTCAGAACGAGATCTTCTGAGTAATTGGTAAAACCAGCCATTTCTAACTCCTTATCCGTAAGTTATTCGCGTACGAGCAATCAGCGGTCCACCACTGTGTAACGCCTTATCGCTTTCAAGTTGCAGTGAATCAAGCCGCGAATTGTACATGTTCGCGAATAACCCGACACGCTGATCGTCCAAGAGGAACGGTGAAGCGTGAACGAGAGCACCATACAGGTAAAGGTCAGGAGCCTTTACGAGTAACCAGTTTGAAGTGGTCGTGTTGCTGAGAGACGGGATCTTACCGTAATAGACCATCTCGATATCAATATTTGATCCCGGTGCAGGTACAATCTCAAGCGCGTCATCCATAATCGAATAGAACGACGGCTGAGTGATAATCTGCTGCTTCAGGATTTTGTCTGCCTCATCCAGTGTCACGTAACGCAGTGGCTGCTTACCGTCGATGATATGGATATTGAGAGCCTCAAGCCAGTCAGCAGGAAGCTGTACATATTCTTGGTTACTGGTCGCCTGAGCACGCACAACCATTTTCTGGTGGCGTAAACGGCTGTTAACATCAGCTTCCACGAACTGGATAAAAGTAGGTATCTGAGACGTTAAATCGTCACGGTTCAACCATGACGCGATCTCGGACTGGAGTGTGGCGTAACTCGTAATTGTCATCGTCAGCTCGTGTAATGGTGAGTCCGATAAGGACGGGCTTCTTCAGTAGTCAACCACCGCTTCAAGGCATTCTTGTCATGAAGAATACCACGCTCCTTAAGCTGCAACAAAACAAGCATAGGAAGACGAGCGACTCTAACCATGTCTCCAGATCTTGTTGTCCGTGAAACATTATTCATCTCTTCTTGGTTGAACTTCGCAACATCGCTGATGTCGGTCGTATCGATAAAGTGCATCGTGCCATCATGCTCGACCTTCATCTTGGTCGTAGTGCCGGTAAAACCGTCATGGCCTAAGATGAACTCACCCGGTGCGTAGTCTTGCTGCTTCATGTTGCTCCCCAAGAGAAAAGAGGGGCGGCGAACCGCCCCTCTCTATTATCAGGCTGAAGGCGTTAGGTTTGCGATAGCAGCATGAGCCTTTTCAGCTTTCATGCGGAGACCGTATTCCACAACGAGTTCCTTCTTGATCGAGTCGCCGGTCTGGGCAACGTCAATCGTTTCGAACGGACGGAGATACGCGACAGATGCGTATTCTGGGTCGAGAACGAGTGCAAAACGCTCATCAGCAAAGCGGTTCGGAACCATTGAAACTTCACCGAAATCGCTGAGATACACGTCAGCGGTGGCGATGATGCCAGCAGGCTGAACCTGATTGTAGGTGATGCGCTGTTGAGCGATACCTGCAAAGCCAGATGCAACCGTCTTGTTGTACGGACCCGTCATGAGGATCTTTGCTTCGCCGCCTTCTGCCCAGACGTTCTGAATTGCCGTCTTGAGCATGGTTTCGGTGAAAGCAACGTCCGTTGCAGTTGAGAGGTTCGTCCAAGCAGTGTTCGGATAACCGTTAGGCGAAGACGAAAGCGTAGGCTTCGTTGCGCCGTTGGTGATCGAGTTCGTGATCAACCATGCGGGAACACCAGCTGTATAACGAGCTGTCGAGCTGTTACCAGCAGAAGCAGCTTGGTTCGACAGGAGGATCTTTTCCATGTCGCGCTTGAGTTCCTTCGCAGCCTTAGCCTGGTTATAGGCCAAGAGCGTACGCATGCCAGCCATGTTTACAGCTTGAGCTGTACCCGAAACTGCAACGACCTTGCCGCTGATCTGCGTGTAGTTCGCAACGCGGTTTGTATCGGTGAAGTCCGTGTTACCAGCGTCTGCACCTTCGACGAGGGCGTTTGAGCCGTTCGCTGCTGCAAGGGCATCGGTCTGCCATTCGAAGTAGGTGTTGTCAGCCGTGTCGCGGCCTACGTTCGACATGAACGGGGTCGAGGTCGGGCTGATGTCATAGATGATGTTAGAGAGATCTTCGCGCTGTTCGTTTACAGCTTGATAGGTTTGAACTTTACTTACGGAAGCCATTATCGTCTCCTGCTTTCCATTAGACCAAAGAGTTTAGCAGCGTCATCGACGCTACCGGTTTTACTGAGACGCATTTTCGCGCGAGCAACTTCGGTCTGCTGCTTAGGTGCGGAGGCAACATTTCCTGAACGCAACGGCTTCGGACCTTCCTTTTTATCAGGCTGGGGTTTCTTAGCCATTAGCATGTCGTACTTCCTTGCCTTCTCAAGAACAAGAATTGCTCGTGGGTCATAGGCTTGGGCTAGCTCATCTTCAGAATAACCGACTTGCTGTCCGTATTCCTTCAGACGTGTCCGTGCCTCGTTCCACTTATCGGCATCATTCCATTCCGGAACCTGCTTCACCAAATACTGGCGACCCTGCTCCACAATGGTCTTCAACCGATCTTGCTCTTCCTTCTGCTGCAAATAGCTGAGACGTTCCTTTTCGGCTTTCGTCGCAGCCATACGAGACTGGTAGTCCCGCCATTGCTTTTCGACCAGAGGAAAGTTGAGCGGATCTTCCCGGTGCAACCGTTCCCAATCTGGCTCTTGCGGCATCAACTGCTGGAGTTGCTGGTCAAGCGCTTCGATCAGGGTCGCGTATTGCTGGCGTTCCGTTCTTACTGCCTCAGATTCTTGCTCGAATGCGACCTTCTCCTCGCGGAGTTGGTTCATTCTACGCGAATAATCGGACTGTCGCTGGTAACCCTCCAGAGCTTCTTTCAACGGGATCTGCTGCGTCTGTCCGTCAATCTTGACGGTTACGAGAGATTCCGGCGACAGATTCTCTTCTGTGCCACCTTCTTGGTCCCCGACATACTCGGTCTCCTCAGTGCCGTCTGACGCTTCTACAGCGTGACCTTCATCTTGCACTGGGGTCTCAATGACCTCATCTGCCGTCGCCTCGGCCTCTTGTGCCTCGGCAGGAGCTGCTTCCTGCTGCGCCGTGGGTTTCGGCTCATCGCCTCCCAGTAGTGCCGCCATACGGTTTGCAGCTTCTGATACACCGATTTCGCGGGTCTGCGACTGCTCGGTTAAACTCATAAGTAAATACTCCTAAATTATCGCCCCTTCAAGCGGCGGTTAAACGCGACTACATCTGGGGCTGACGCCATCGTCTCAATCTGCCCCTGTAGATCCGCGATGGCACGTATCATCAGATACGCCTCATCCCTTACCTCGGAGTCATCTGGGTCTGATGACATCCACATCTCTATATAGTTCTTCTTAAGAGCGTCGAACAAAGCCTTGGTAGCGATACTGTTTTTCAGTGCTATCGCGGCTCTATGGAGGTCCGCTTCCTCAACCATACATCATCCCCTGTGGCATCATCGGCTGTGGTGCCGGTTGCTGTAAGATTGCCTGCTCGCGCTGTGATTGCAGATTGAACATCGCCTCGATCTCTGCGCGCTGACGGTTAACTTCAGCGTTAATCGTGGCAACATCTACCTGTGAACCATACTTTGCTTGAATCTCGGCAGCTCTGAGCATCACATCTGCGATTAACTGGTCACGCTTAAGATCTGCGTCTGCCTGCGCTTTCTTGGTCTCAAGTTCCTGCTTTGCGGCGGCAATGAGAATATCGGCACGGGTCTTCTCTGCTTCAACCTGTGCAAGCATTTCTGCCGGGTCTTGCTTCTTCTCAGGAGCCATAGACTGCATGAATTGCTGCACCTGCTCTGGTGTGGGCTCTGAGTAGAACTGCGCAGGGTTCTGGAAGCCAGCCAACTGGGTGATCTGGTTCAGCGTCGAAACATACTGCTGAATAGAGACCATCGGGTTATTCGGTCCATACTGCTGGAGAATCTGCTCCTGCTTCGCAGCGATCTGCTGCAAGAACATCATCCGTTGCTCATCTGAGCCACGTCCGAGAGCAATGTTCACGATCATATCCATGTCGGCTGTCCAGCCACGCGGATCAATCGGTACAAACTTGTTACGCAAACGAATTACTTTTGGCTTATCCTGATGCTGTGTAACGAGATGCAGCAATCCCTTAAAGCAACGCTTCAACCCGTCAGCAAACAGGCGCGCGATCATCTCGATGCGTTCCTGCGACGAGGACAACTGAGCCTGCACAGCCGCACGCGTCGTGCTTTGGAGTGCTTCTGCATCCAAGCCCTGAGACGCACGAGAAATGCCTGTGCGCTGTGTCTTGATCTCGTCCACATAGGCCATCACGCCGAGCGCTGGCTGACCGACGAACGGTGTAGAAAATGGCACAACTGCACCTGGGTTACGGGCGCGAATCACGGCACCGATCTCGTTGTTGAGCAAGTCATCCATGTTGACTTGGCCCTCAACTGCAAGAGTACGAGGACGGATAGACTGAGCCAGTGAGTCAAGCGTGTTACGCATAATACTCGACTTGATCAGTTGCAGGTCCATCGTTTGATCTGCAATCGACTTACCGAAAATCGTATGCGGTGTCGGATCTGGAGAAAGAAGAGCAAACGGTGCTTCTGTAACTATTTCTTGGTGGACGATGTAACCACCATTGCCGACTGTGCAGACTTTATGCAGCTCGGCGATACCGTCGCCATCTTTGTCGATGCGGATATAGGCTTCAACGTAATAGACTTTGTC